GCTTCTATATGTTCTCCTGCTGTAAAAAGTATTTGATCATTACTTGATCCCGGATGACCATAATTTAAAAGTGGTTCGTTAAGATATTCAGCGAAAAGTTTTGCTACAGTGGGTTTAAACTTTAGTTCCTCACCTTGTACTATGCTACAACCAAATGCCATCATTACTAGGCTCCTTTAAATTCACCGCTTCTACCCGTTTGTTTCCTTCTAGGGCCTTTTGTATGATCATATACTTGACCTAATACACTTCTACATTGTACATGGCCAACTTGGTCATCACCAATGTTATGGTTTTTTACATTTCTTTCATTTTCAAACTTTACTCTTACTACGTCCCATATCCAACTGTCATGAAACTCTTTTTCTTTATACAACGAATCAGTGTTGTACATTTCTTGTACTGCTTGAGCATAGTTTACAGTTTCTGGATGCTTTAAGTTAAAATACAAATAACCACATTCACTGTAGTTAGGTCTACCTAAATACGTCATCATACAGTCATCTCTATGTATGTGATCTTTCATCCAATTTACATCAATTGGTTTGTAAAACACACTGTCAGCATCTATACAAATAAGTCCATCTGTCCCTTGCTTTGCTTGTTTTACAATTTCATTTGTGTAAACATAAACTTTATAACAAAATCTTACAGCGTCATATTTGTAAGTGTCTAAATTTAAATTTGGTACTTCTCTATTGCTGTTTCTATCTACAAACTCTTTACATTGTGGTATATCAGTAAAAGTACTATTGTGTTGTATGCTTTCTAAGTTTTGTACATTGTCTTCACTGTAGACTATCAAATCAAATGGCCAATTGTAAGTTTGTACAAATCTATGAGCATACTCATTATATAATTTGTTGTTAAATGTTGTAACTGTTTTTATATTCATTGTACACTCTCCAATACGTTATGTACCATTTCACTAAAACCTTGTTCTCTTTCTTTTGGCGACATTACTGTACCTTCACCGGACAAATGATCACTTACAGTACTAACTGCTAATGCTTTTTTGCCAAACTTCATTGCTAAAGCATATAGAACATGAGCCTCCATTTCAACAGCAAGTATACCCATGTCTGCCATACCATGCCACCAGTTTTCGTCTGGTTGATAAAAATAATCATTGCTTGTAATAGCACCTACATGATAAGGTACACCGTTAGGCAAACTTTCTACATAATTTTTTAACAAACCATAATCAGCACAAGGTGATAATTGAAAGTCTGAATAGATACCTGACAGTAATTTTTTAGTCATACAACTATCAGTACAGGCCGTCATAGCAACAACAATGTCGCCTATTTTTACTTTAGGACTTATGCCTCCACAACTTCCTACTCTTATAATTGATTCTACATCATAAAAATTATAAAGTTCATGTGTATAGATTCCTAAACTAGGTTGTCCCATGCCACTTGCTTGTACACTTATTTCCTTATCACCAAAAGTTCCTGTATATCCTAAACAGTTTCTTACTCCATTTACTTGTCTAGCATTTACTAAAAATTCATCTGCTATCCATTTTGCTCTTAAAGGATCTCCTGGCATTAACACGATAGGAGCATAGTCTCCTTTTTTTGCTTCAATGTGTGGTGTCATTTATTACTCCGTATAATTCTTTCCAGTTTTTTACTCTTAAACCTTCCCATCTTTGGTTATATGGCCAATCCATAATAACACTTTTTAGTCCAGCGTCTTGTCCAGTTATAGCATGACTTACACTATCTTCAATCCACCAGTACCCTGTGCCTCCATAGTGTTCAGCAAGATAATCTCCTTTGCCTGCTGTAAAACTTAAACTAGCATCTATCTTGTCAAATACCTCGCCAAACAGATGTGTTAGGTTTTTCTTTCTTAAAGTCTGAGCATACTTGTCAATATGTAAACTGCTTACAACATCAAAGCGCCAACCTTCTTCAGCAAGTTTAGTTACATATTCTACGCTATCTTTATAAGCCGGCAAGTAACCAACAGATGCTGACTCATTAAAACTTTTTATAGTATCAATCATTTCTTCTTCTGTGATTCCGTATCTTACAGTTTGATTAAAACTATGATCAGTATCTGGTTGCCTAGCATATCCAAGTTCACTCATCCAAATGTCATAAGCATAACACCAGTCTAGTAACACACCATCACAATCAGTAACAATTTTCTTATCCATGCTCTGCTAGTAGTCTTCTTATTTCTTCCCAAGTACCTAAGTCTATATAATCTTCTACTTTTATTCCTTTGCTTTGATAAATCGGTGTTGTTTTAATTTCATCTACAGAAACTCTTTGTTTAAGCGTACTCTTTTCCATAAAAGCAATACACTCGTCAAATGCTCTACGCCTAAAAGCAAAACTACACCAAAAAGCATTGAACCTGTCTAATCCTTGTTCTGGTTTGTCTTCATATATACTCACATTGTTTTCATTATCGATAAACAAAGCACCTTTTGTTTTTAACATTTCAGGATTTGTTTCTTCTTTGTAAAAGAAAGTAAAACCAGTTTCAGTAAGACTTTTTTCTAATGCTTCAACTAAATCAACATTAGGAGGTAATTTCATTATTGTATCTGGTAACAATATAACATTGTGTTCACCAAATAAATGTTTAGCACTTTTAATAGCACCCGTGTATTCAAATTCGTTTGGATTTTGATATGTAAAACTAATATTGTATCTGTCTTTGTATTTTGCTAGGTATTCTATTATTTCTGTTTTGTTTTCGTTAACAACAATTACAAACTCAACATCTTTACGTCCATAGTCTCTAAAAAAATCAAAACTATAGTCTATTAATGCTTGTTCTTTGTCAAGTCTTAGTATTTCTTTTGGATAAGGCAGATTCAAACGTGTGCCTTTGCCTGCCGCCGGCATGATAACTGTTAATTTACTCATCAATGTAATGTTTTAATACCTTTAGTTTTTGTTCTGGAGTGTTATGTTGAGATGTACCAGAAGTAATCCAACAAGTTTCCGGTTGTAGTTTAGAATTGTTTATATGTTTAAACTGTTGTTCTGCTAAAACTTTTTCATAAGTTAAATTTTCTGCTTGCCATTTGTTCATTTCATGATCGCTATCAGGAGGATTAGCAATCATTACCTTCGCTTGACCAACAACACGTTTAGCACTTTGTGGTGTGAACACTGCCGCGGATACTCCACCTATTGTATCACGTTTAGGCCTACATATCCTTAATTGTTCTACGGTTTGTTTTTTAAATGTTTGTGTTTTTACTGCTAAACAGTTTACCTGTGTTTCTAAAATGGGTAAATTCTTTTCGTAAGGTAAGTTTAACCATCTAAGCAAATAAAAATGTCTACGTTCTGGATTCTCTGGCATTGAATCTGTTACATCTTTATACTGTACTCCTAATAATTTACAATTTTGTATTTGATCTGCCCTTGGTTTATAGATAGCAATATACTTTTCCATATCAGGATAAAATTTATTTGCCTGATGTGCCCATAAATTAAAGTATAGGTCAAAATATTTTGTATCTGCCGCACAATATAATATCATTCTACTCTCTTTCCCACCGTTCTATATCATCTTCTGATAGTTTATCAGTTTCGCCCTTCCATATTTCTATTATATGTGCTGGCTCATCGGAACTATTTCTACCTTTGTGCCAAACTCCTTTAACAATATCCACAGGATTGTTAGGGTGTAGTGTCCAAACAGCAGGTCCATCATATGGATCACTTATACCTTGCTTTACTAAAACTTCTGCTTTACCACTTACTAGGTTCCAAGTTTCACTTCTATGTTCATGTCTTTGCATAGACAAGGCACTGTGTGGGTTGATTACTAATTCTTTTACCATAAAGTTTTTACCTTTGTATAGGTTTCTATAATGTCCCCAAGTTCTTATTGTCTTTGGTGCTTTCCATTCTTCTAATATCCAACTAGAACTATTCATTTTGTTACCGCCGCCGATACCAAAAGCAAATTCTACTCCCTCAACATCTTGTTCGGGAACCGCTTCCGGGTGCCTGTCGCCGCCGTTGGCAAAGATGACGTGTTTTTCTTTTTCCTTAACTTGTTCAATAGCATCTCTGGCAGTATCATCTGTATCATCGAAACTAATAACTTCATCTACCATCTCCAAATTTTCTATAATTGTTTTTCTTTCTATAAGAGGCATAAATGGCCTACCCTTTTTACGCCTTAGCCATTCGTCTGAATTTAAGCCAACAACTAATTTGTCGCCTAATTGTTTTGCTGATTTGAAATAAGCAATATGTCCACTGTGAAGAGGATCAAAACCTCCTGTTACTAAAACTATCTTCATTGACTGCTATATAAGTTTATAACTTCTTTCTTCCAAATATCTCCATATTCACAATCTCTCATATTTTCAAACCATGGTCCGCCTTCAGTATAGTGTAATACTTTAGGTGTACCGTCTTTAGGTTCTTTATACCAACCTACTAACCAATTATACTCATGACTTAGTTCGCCAACTTCGTTATCTTCTAACCAACTAAACCTATGTAGGTATTTTCCTGTTGTTTCTGGATCATTAATTAATTCTTTTGTAAGTTTTTTATTGCTAGGATGTCCACAGTTAAACAATACCATTGAACTCCAATTTTTTCTTGGATATTGTAACTGTAATTGTCCGTCCATTTTTGTACCTTCTTCTGGCGTGTAATCATGTTGGGCACACATTACAGCATACTTAGGATCTGCTTGTTGAAAAATTTCTTCGGCATCTGTTAAAAATACCATGTCACAGTCACAAAAGATTGCCCAACCTTCGTAATTGTTTAAGTATGGAACTAAAAATCTCGTAAAAGTAAATTCTGTACTAGCAAGTTTGTCAACATCTCTTGTATAAATGTTTTGCTCTCTTAATTCTTGCTGTTTTAATGGGACAACATTCATAAACTCTTTGTATGTTCGTTTATAAATTGAATGCTCACAAACTTGGTAAGCAATATCTTCTCTACTATCCCAACCTACATATATGTTTTTACCCGCCATCTTTTTTTCCTAAGATGTTTCCGTAGTTAGGCCAACCATATTTGTCAGGACTTTCTCCTACGTATCGCCAACGTATGACACCTGTGTCGGGATTTCTTTCAAAAATTTTAGGTTTGTCTTTTTTGTTAAGTTTTTTAGTTTTTTGTTTCATCTTTTTATCCAATATGTTGGGCGAACATCGGATTCGTCTATTATACTGTATTCAAACCCGGAATCAACTATAGCACGTTCTAGTACTAACCTAGTGTAACCTGGATCGCCTTTGGTCCATTTCATTGCTTTTGGATCTTTCTCTGTTGGAAATTCCAAAACCAAATTGTTTGTGTGAAGCATAAACTCCTTCACTAAAGTATGTATCGAATTTTTTTCTGTACGATCAAAAAGATGATGCCATACAGAAAAAGCACTTAAAACGTCGGTCCATACACCTTGTAGTGTCTTTGTAGTACCTTGTTTAAAATCCGCTTGTACGCCTGTTATATGCTGAATAAGACGGCAAAAATGTATGTATCCTTCATTGTAATCAATGCCTGTAGACTGTATGCCTTTAAGAGAACTAGCAAAAGGCAAAGCACCCAAATTACTTCCAAAGTCCAAATAACTTTTAGCATTTGTCTTATCTAAAATAGGTTCAAGTACATTCCATTTATGTTTTACACTAGTCCAAGTACGTTTCATTAAGACATCATTGTCGTAGCCTGTAAATCTTTTTGGAGAAATTGTATAACACTGATACCCTTTGACATTGACTGTATCTGGTTCTTCTATATCAAAATTAAATAAATCAACTTTCTCTAGTGGCAATGTATCTCTCCAATGTTGCTCTTATTGTTTCCCATGTTTTTGGCTTTGTCCAATTAAGTCCATCTGTCTCGTGTAGTATAATTTTTATTAAATTAAATTTCCAATGAAACTCGTTTGGGTCTAAGAAATCTTCAAATCTTGAACTTGTCTGTAAAGAACTAGCAATAGAACTTATAAAATTTAAATCGTGTACATTCCAATTCGTACGATGATGGTATTCTAAATGTAAAAGGAAATACCAACGTAACATATTAGAAGTCAAAGCACCTAATTGAGGTTTAGTTTGATAATCTTCTTTAGGTTCAAATTTAACCCATCTGTTAAAAATATTTCTACTGCTTTCTTTTGGTACAGCAAAAGCGTTGCCGCCAAAGTCTACCCAAACAGTTTTGCCTTCATCATCTATCATATAGTTAAGTCCACTTTTAAACCCTAGATCCCATACAGCAAACTCTTCTGTTAACAATGCTTCTTGTAATAAACAAATATCTATAATACCTTTTAGCCATTCTGTTTGTTGTTCAACTGGCTGAAAATTTGTATATGGGTCTTTACACTTGTACAAATATACTACAGGTGGTCTTTCTTTATCACCTTTGAAGCGTTCAGGTCCTTTTTGTCCGTCCTGTGGCCATCTCAGTAATTGTTTTATAATAGATTCGTTTTTTAGATCTCCTGCTTGTATTCTATGTCTTATTGTTTCATACCTATGCCAGTATTTTCTACCGTACGGATGAAGCAACTTGATTATTGTTTTGCCCATTTCAGCATGATTACAATAGTAGGTTACTCCGTCTTTTCCTTGTCCAAGTTTATCTAACACGTTGTATTTTATCTTGCCTACCTTTATGTGTGTTACCACTCTACCCAATGGAGTATTTTTATACCAATACCACCCGTCAGGATGAGTCATAATACCTTTAGGCTCATCTTCTTGTACTTTTTCTTTTTTAGGTCTTGTAAATTTAGGTTTTGTTTTAGGCTTTACTGTCTTAGGTGTTAGTACAGCATTGTCGCCTTTACCTGTAACTATAAAGCCGCCTTCAAAATTATTTCTTTTAATTTTTTTAACCATTACTGATGTTCCCTAATTAAATTCCATGCTGTACCATTTTTAAATTCTTGTCTACTGAATTGATGATATGCTAGAGCATTAAACCAACCTTGACGATCTGGTTCTATCTTTAACATTCTAGTATTATCAATATCAGCAAATTTAAAACTTATAGGTTGAGCAGGACAATATGGTGTACAAAATACAGGTATACCTTCTAAGGTTGCTTTTACTACTGCTCCACTATTGAATGCTACAACACAATAAGCATTTGCTAGATCTTCTTCAAGTGTTGTGCTTCTTATCAAAGGTCTTAACTGGTTAAGTTTTTCTTGTATTTCAGTTGGCTGTAGTGGAAAGCCTTTGTTGTCACACCAAGTAACAGGAGGTTTGTGTCTTACAACAACAGGTCTTGTTGTATTGTGTTTAAGCCACTTAACAGTTTCATCTAACCATCCTTCATTTTGTGTATACCAAGCACTAGGCTGAGTTGGTGGCAAAACAAGTATGTGTCCTTGTGGATTAGTACGCCACGGTTTAATCTGTACGTTCGGGTAAAACAACTTCATAAATCTATCAGCAGGAAATCTTTTTACGACCTTATTCATATTCATACCGTTCCGTGTTACACGATACCAACTGTCAGATCCATTATGTCCTGCTAAAAAATAAGCGTGATCGATGTGTAGATAATTTTTTCCATGTCTTGCCGCTTCTTGAAATAAGTTAGCAGTGCCTCGTAAAAAACCAAAACTAACTACATATTTGGCAGTAGGAGGTAAACCGTTATGTTCAAAATCTTCAATAGGATTATATGTAGCATTAGACCCCTTACAAAAGTCCATTACAATATTCGATGTTCCTTTTCGACGTGTACTATAACCAAATAACATATTGATAACCTCTCTGATATTTATTCGGAAATAATTTATCCGTAAAGCGTTCTGAGTAAATACTGTATGGACGATGAACTTAAAGAAGCATATAGATTATTCTTTATGGTCAAGGGGCATTTAGACGCCTCTCCAGAAACAGTGTTAGGCTCTGCTGACAGTTACTTTCGTAGATTATGGAGAGCAGGAAGCGACGGAGCACCACTGTATGAGGCAGAAGAAAAGTTTGAAATAGAATGGAAAAAGAAGTTTAAATGAAAGTAAGTTTCTTTACAGACAACGGTAGTAAAAATAGCGAGCCTGTTTTTAATGCTTTAATAAGTTATGTAAAAAAAGATCACGAGGTTGTATTCAATGATATAGATGCCGATGTTGCTGTCATATGGAGTGTACTATGGCATGGTAGAATGTATGCTAATAGACCAATATGGCGAGAATTTCATAGGCAAGGTAAGCCTGTTGTTGTTTTAGAAGTAGGTGGATTGAAACGTAACGAAACATGGAAGGTCGGCATTGACGGAATCAATGCTAGAGCCAATTTTGGTAACACACATAATCTAGATTATGAGCGTCCTAATAAGTTAGGTATAAAATTAAAACCATGGAATACTAGTGGTGAGAATATTATTATATGTGGGCAACATCAAAAAAGCGAACAATGGATTAACTTACCGCACATAGATCAATATTACGAAAACAGAATTGTAGAAATAAGAAGACATACAGATGCTCCTATATTAATAAGAGATCATCCAAGACATCAAAGAGATATACATTATAAAACTGAAGTCAATTTAGAAAAAGAGTATGGAGTGAAAATTATTAAAGCAGAATATGTAGTTGGAACATATGATACATTTGATTTTGCTAAAGCACTAGACACTACAAAACTAGTCGTTAATGAAAGTAGTAATCCGGCTCTCGAAGCAACAATAAACGGAATACCAGCATGGACTGGACCAGATAGTTTAACTTATCCTGTAAGTGTTCATCCATCAGCACTTAATTCTACTTTGCCTGATCGTGAAGAATGGCTTGTAAAACTATGCCATACAGAATGGACGGTTGATGAAATTGCTGAAGGTTTGCCTTGGACTAGATTGTTGAATAGTCTACTAGAGTACCATCCATCCAACTAAGAAGTAAGTTTTTGTTACTTACATAACCAAACTTTTCCATTTGCTGAATCATACTGTTTGGAAGTCTTTCCATTTCAAGTAAGTCATAAACAGTTACTTCATCTGGTTCGTAAGTATCGTCTGTGTTTTTGTAACCAATAAAGTTTAAAAGGTTACTATTTTTTTCTTGTAAGTAATAAGCATCTTTACAATCATAGCCTGCCAATGCTAAACCGTAAATCAAATTTACAATGTTGGTATCATTGTATACTTTTGGATATACTCTATAATCAGGTTCGTTGTAAAAGAAATTGTGTATCTTAGGAATAGTTAAACAAAGCATACCATCTTTGTCTTGTAGTTTGTTTAATTCTCTTAAGACTTCATACCAGTCATGATATCTATGTAAAAAACAATGACCCCACACAACATCAAATTTTTCAGTACCAGCATCTTCCCAAAATCTATATGTCGTTTGTTTATACTCAACATTTGGTAAAAGTTTTGCTTCTGCTTTCATTTCGTCTACATAACTGATAGCAGTTACATCAATGTCTAAAGGTTTCGGATCCTCTGGATCTAAGTCAGTTCTAGTCGCCCACCATTGTGTATCATGTCCTGTGCCACACTCAACATCAAGTACATTGTTAATACTTTCCATTAAGTCTCTGTGTGTTTCTATTTCGTTTAAAATTCTAAGACTGTGTAAGCCTCTAGTTTGATGGTTGTTTAGTAGTAGATCCATTTGTTATTCCTGATTTAATTGATTGATACTTGTATATATCATAATACTCACTTGCTTGTTTATGTTTTGTTTTAAGCATTAACAAGTTGGTAGTACTTTGTAAACTTGTATACTTATTTACGCTTCTTTGTAAGTCGTCCATTACAATCTTTAATGTTCTTTTGATTTGATTGTATTCTTTATCTGCTATATGTACATCTAGCCAGTGATCTTTTTTATATTCTGCTAGTAATTTGTTTGCCTTAGAGACTAACATCTTCCATTCCTGCTGTTCTCAGCCTTGTGATGTGTCCTAATTGCCATTGTTTAGTTTCAAGGCCTTTCATTATGCCTAGCCATTTGTTTCGTAGTAAAGCAACCTCATTTATAATAGTTTCAAAGTCAATCACTTCGTCTTCGCCGTCAACATACTTTTCAGCATCTCTTGTTGACAATGCTCTAGCATAACTTTCTAAATATTTTTTAAAATGTGTTTGTCTAATTTTTCTTAACTTAATATTAAGAAGGTTTAGCACAGCCTCTATCTCTTGAAGTTGGCTAAACCTTAGTTCAGTTTGTGCTGGCAGTTCCTTTAGATTTTTTTCGATGACACCGCCGATCCTACTATCTTGCCTAGCATTTTCAATCTCAGCATAGTAATAATCGATAAAGTCTGGAATAGCACCTAAATCGTGTACTATTTTACTATACCAATTAATAGTTGTTATCGTCTTCATCTTCGAAATCAACCTCGTCATCTAAATAAAGTGGTTCTTCATCTAAGACGCCTGAACATATCTCTTCCATTATATCGTCAGCGTCTTTTAAGGCGTCGAGTGTTTCTTCTGAAACACCCACGTCTTGTAGAATTTGAATCCACTGTTCACCAGCTCTGTGTCTATCTTTTTCTGGTATATATTCTTGTAATACCTTCCAAGATTCCACTAGCAAGTCAGTTTCGTTACTCATACCTTATTCACTTTCTGTCGGTTGTTCTTCTACTTCACTACTTATATTATCTTCTGTAGTTTGTGTACCGCCAGAAAGTATATCGGCCATTACTACTTCTAGTTTATCACCAGTCCAGCCTTTACGGAATTCTTTCATTTCCGTTCCTGCTAGTGTAGTATATTTCAGCCTATTTCCATCTTTAGTCAATAGTCCTTGCTTTTCAAACATATCAACAAGACCACTGTAAGGATCCATACCTCTATCATATGGAATTTTAACTTGTACTGATTCAAAAGGTTTAGCATAACGAGTTTTCATAACTTTACAACCTGCTCTAATACCTCTTACATCACTAATTTTGTTACCTGCTTCATCTTCTTTTAGTTTTAACTTCTTCATAGCAATTACAATACTTGAAGCATAGATAAATCCTTGTCCGCCTGATATCTTGTCATCTGGGTCAAACATATCCTGTGAAGCATAAGTGTGATTGGTTGCTACTAAACCTACGTTATGAGCACCTATCATATTAACAGTATTTCTTACTAATGCTGTTAGTGCCTTGGGTTTTCTACCCATGTCACCTTTCATGTCACCTTTGTCAAACTGATCTACATCAGTAGGTGTTAACAACATACCAAGTGAGTCAATTACAAACAACACTTTAGGACGTTCTTCAACTTCCATGTCCTTGTAATCTTTCATAAACTTACTAATAGTTAAAGCAACATCATCAATCATACTCATTGATAATTTAAGAAGTTTATCTTCTTCTGTGCTTACTCCTAAAGCATGGAGCCATGTTTCATCTAAAGCGTTCTCAGAGTCAATTAGTACTACAAAAATACCTTGCTCTTGAGCGTGTTTAACAATGTTACCTGCCGCGAAATAACTTTTACCTGCTCCTGATTCACCAGCAAATACAGTTACTTTGCCAAGAGGTACACCTTTATAAAAGTCTCCACTAATCAAATAGTTAAGACAGTAATTACCTGTTGAGATCCAATCTGTAGGATCATTAAAACCAATTGATAAACCATCAATTGACTTTGTTATATCTTTTCTAAATTTACTTACGTCGAATGGTTTTACCATAACTTACCTTCCTTGAATAACGGGTGTGGATTTCTCCACACCCTATCTTACATTAAGATTTGTTCTGTCGTTCTCTAATCATTGCTAAAATGTCATCTGCCTTTTTAGCACTAGTAGTTTCGACAGGTTGAGCCTGTGCTACCGGTTCCGTTTGGATCGGTTCTGGCGTTGCCTGTGGTGTTGTTTCTGTAGTTTCGTTAGCAACTGGCTGTGATACAGCCGGAGCGGGAGACGGTGTTGCTTTTTGTGTAGAAACTGTTCCACTAGGAGCACTTACACCAGCCGGACGATAATAAGCGCCATACTTCTCAGTATCGTAAGGCTTGCCGTCTACTGAATCCTCAAACATCTGTTTAATAATGTTCAATTCTGTTTCAGTTGGCTTCTTAGGTAAGAATTCGCTAAGGTTAAACAAACCGTTAGTGTCAACTGCTGTTTGTTCTGCTTCACTTAGAGCACTTTCTTTTCTTGCCCATTTAGAAGTTGAATAATCAGCATAACCACCTTTGGTTGTTTTAGTTACACGGAAGTCTAGTCCAGCAGTATAATCTGTTGGCATTTCTTCCATCTCTGGATCCATCAAACTTGCTTTAATAATATTAAAGAGTTGAGGTCCCATAATAAATCGTCTAATAGGATTTTCTGGAGTTGAATCTTCATTCAAAGGATTCTCTCTAACAAAACCTTGGAAGATATACGAACGTTTCTTCCAATACTTACGACCTTGTTCTTCTAAAGAACTGTCTTTAAACCAAGGACGTACTTCTGCTAGTACTGGACACGATCCAGTTGGTTCCCACATCTCCATACATGGTACTTGTACTGTAGTTGGTTTGCTATCCACTTCATTTTTAATACCTTGGAATGGCAGTCTAATCATTTGTCTTTCTGCCCAAAAGAAAGTATTTGAAGCATTACCATCGGGTAAGAACCTCAATACACTTGTTTCGTTTTCTTGGATATTCCAGTGTGGATAAATGGCGTTATCGCCTACGTTGCTACTGCCGGATTGGCGTGTTTCTTGTGCTTGTAGCCTAGCACGGATTTCTGCTAATGTTGCCATAATAATTGCCTTTCATTGCCTTATGTTTTATTGCCTTGATAAAATACAGTTCCAACTGTATCTTAACATTATTATTTATCATCTACAAACGAGAACTTCTCTCTTTTGAAATGTAAATTAGGCTGTATCATTGTTCTATAGTATATGATTATAGAAATAAAGTCAACCTTTTTGGTTATCTTTTTTTCCATTCCGAATAAATTCGGTCGCTTTTAGCGTCCCATTTACACTCTAGTACATCACAGCCATACTTTTCAGCCCATTCGTAATTAAGTTCAAACGTCCAAGGAAAGAATTTTATTTCTTCAACTCCCTTCCACGGATGATCTCCCAACCCAGGATTTTGTCTCCAATAAAGAATACCTCCTGGTTTTACTAGACTTACTGCTTTTTCAACTTGTGGTTCAACATCTTCTGCCGTTCCAAAGTTCAAACTACCCAAAACAAATGCTATATCCCATTGTTTACCATTTGCTTCGAATTCTTCAATGCTGACTTTTTCGTCTGCCATATCGTTAGCAGGATCAAACCCATAAAGTCGATCTCCTAACTTTTCTTTAAACTCATTAAACCCACAACCAATATCAATTACTGTATCTGTAGGTCCTACTTTGTCTAACAATGCCCAACCACTATACTCATAATGCTTGTAGTTTGGTTTCCAACTGTTTCCAAAGTATTTGTTTACTGTTGCTTTGTCCACTTTGTTTCCCCTTTCATCTCTCTTCCAATGATTTTCAAAATAATCATATAGTACGTTCCTATCCATTATTTTACCTTTAGGTTAGATGGATTATACTGTTCTCCGTTGTATCCTGATCCTGTAGCATTAGGTCCATCCTCTACTCCGCTGTTACACCCTACTACTACAACCACTAGAAAAAATACTGAATACATTACTATACGTTTTGTCCAAGTAATAAATTCATCAAAAGTTTTTTCTGCTTCTAGTTCTGCTAATTCTTTAGGTTCTAACGGCGTCATTGTCCTACTCCAAAACAAGGTAACAGAGGCGTCATTTTACAATACCTAGCATAATCATCATGTCCTACCATAGCGTATGTCATTCCCCACGGAACACATACAATAAAAAAGACTAAGATTAAAAACGCCCAGCCTAATCCTTTTGTTGTACAATAATTTTCACTCATCTAAAAATCCTTTATTAAATATTGACTATAAATCTGTTGGTTATCTATTACAAATTGTCTACATAATTTTGAAAACATATCTTTATCAATTGGTTTCATCACATTGTTTTCAATACTTTCACAAAACTGTTTTTGTAAATCTATATCGTAAAATGCTCTATATGGAAATATAATATTGAATGCCATTTTTTCACAATCTTTTTCAAACTGTATGTTAAAGTCAGTTTGTGGAGGTCTTTTCAAATCAAAAAAGTCTGTCATATATCTTGTAGGATCTGAATCTGGATTGTTTTTAATATGCCTGTTAAAATATATCATTGATAATTCCCACAATGTATTACACTCTATTTTTACTGTAACTACCCTAGAAAAAGGTTGTGGTGTGATATATTCTAAAGGTTTGTGACAAGCGTCATTTACAATAACATTTAT